AATAATTTGGTTTTACTGGTACACCATTGATTTTACCAATTACACCTTCACGTACTAATTCAGCGCCTAATGTTCCAGCTGTATTAGCGAATTTTTCATCAGTTAAAAGTAATAATTCAGTATCAGCACTTACTGCTACTCTCATTGAACTAACTTTCATGTTTCTTTTTTTCATATTTGAAATTTCAGCTGCTATTTTTTTATAAGCATCTTCTTCTGTTAATGCAGTTGTATCACTTGATACTGTTCCTTTCATTAATGCTTCAATAGCCATATTTTCTTTCTTTATACCTATTGAATATCCAGCACTTTCAATTCTTTGCGCTACTAAATTATCTGGTACTGCATTTGCTTCATATCCATCTATTAATTCATTAACACCATAATCTTTATCGATTGGTAATGGTAAATAATCAGTAGCTGATTGAGTTAATTCAATACCATTTAAAATATCATAATCTGATACTACTACTTCTCCATTTCTTGTAGGTACATTAATTTGTCCTGTAACTTCATCTTTTTCATAATCTGTAGAGAAGTCCTCATAAATATTCATTTCTGCTCTTGCTATTGTTAATACTTCATTAGCATAAGTTTCTTTTCTTTTGTGTGTTCCTGTTCCTAATGCGTTTGCCTTTAAAATCACTCTCCTTCTTAATTAAATAAATCTGGGCGTTTTGCTTTTAAAATTGCAGTTACGCCACTATCGGCATTTTCATTAATTTTTTGTACTGCAACACCTGTGTTTTTAGGTTGTTCAGTTTCTTTTGCTTGAAGATATTGAGAATTATCTTTTAAATAACTCTTTAGGTTATCTTCAAAATCACCTTCCATTGTTGAAACTTCACTTAATACGAATTTTTGGAATCTAGAATCTATACCAGCATTTGCAACTACTTGCATATTCTCTAATTCAACTATTCTTGCTTTGAGAGTTTCATTTTCTTTAATTCTTTCTGCATTCTTTTCTTCTGCAGTTTTTTGACCTTCTTCCCACTCTTTATACTTCGTTAAATCAATACCTTCGTATTTTTTTTCATACTTTTCTCTTAATTTCTTATCTAAAGCATTATATTCAGCTTGCGTATAAGTCTTTTCGGTCTTTTCTGCAGTTTGTTCAACTGCTTTTTCCTCAGTTTTTTGTTCTGTTTGAGTAACAGCATTTTCGTTATTTTCCATAACAATATTCTCCCTTCGTTTTTGTAAGAGTAACAAAGTAATTCTCCTACCCTAATTTCTTTTTGTCTAACTAGGTAAAAGACATAATAAAAGAACATATTCCTATGTCCTGTGGTGCCTTTGTAGGATTTGCACCTACTAAACTATTAAGGCGTAATAAAAGCACCAAACAAGGTGCTAGTAAACAATTTTAGGAGGTAGGACTCGCACTATCCCTACATCTCTTTTGACCCAATGGGTGTGTGGACGCAAGATTTTTCCACCTCTCCTATTAATATTATACTATTTTATTGTCATTTTTATCAAATATTTTTCTTATTTTGCCATTTTGCTCATATTTATCAATTCTTTGTTGTTTAAGTATTTGCATTTGAATAATTGAGTTTTTATAACCTTTTTCACTTTCTAAAGCATTAGGGGTATTTAATTTCATAGTTATTTTAACATTTTCATCCATTTGTTTCACTATCCATAATGTATCTGTTTTATCAATCTGGATATATAAAGAATCAGGATTGTTTAATATTTTCGGTATATCTTCTACATACTTTAATATTTCTGGGTGTTTTTCTAAATGTAATTTTCTGTCTGGCATCAATACAACATCTTTAGTTATAGTTGTTATACTGCTATCATATTTACTTATATTAAACTTTCCTACAATGCTTTTTTCTATTATCTCTTGTTGTGCCTTTTTCTTTTCTTTTTTTGTTTTCCAATTTTGATATGTTTTGGAAACTTTATTACTAGAGCTTAAACTTAATTTATTAGTTCCTATCCATTCATTAGAAACAACTCTTGTTCTTCCTGTTTTGTTTAAAAAATCCAAATATTCTTTTCTGTAATCACTTAATTCTCTTGTTTTTGATTTAATATAATCTTGCTCTGAGTTAGATTCTTTAAGCATAGCTATTTCTCTTTTTTTATTTCTTATTTTTCTTTCATACAATCTTTGTTGTTGTTTTTCTCTATATGCTTTATCATTCTCTTTTTTGGTAAAATCTTTATCTCTTTTTATAGACAGATTAGGAACAAAAGCATATCTTGAGTGCCCACAATTAATACCTAATATTCCAGCTGGTTTACCATAAGTAGAACTTGACCACGCTCTTGGTTTTATAACTCTACCATTACCATCTTGGATTAGTGCTGTATCGCCACTTAAAGAAAATATTTGTCCTTGATCTTGACTACATAAAGGTCTTGCTCCTAAATGAGAACTAATCTCTATATAATCATTTCCTGCAAGTAGCATTCTTTCTTCTTGCACTCTATTTATTGTATTTTGAGTATTAGTTCTTATTACCATTTTTGTATATGCTTCAGGGCTCCATTGAGCACCATTTTTGGCAGTAAATCCTGTCAACCCTTTTTGTGCTAACTCACTTACTGATTCTTGCATAGCTTTATTAGTAGTTTTTGTTCCTGCTAACACTTGAGAAGATACTTTATTTACTATATTAGTATATTCTCTACTTGCACTTGTTAAAAGACTTACATTTTGTTTATTAAATGTTGTTAATACTTCATTAACTGCTTTTGTTAAAACATTTTTAACAACTATTTCTTCATTCATTGGATTTATTTCATTAAGAATACCTGCTTTAATACCTAATTCCAATATTTTTGAATCTATTTCAGTTCCTATTTCTTTGGCTCTATCAAACACTTGATTAACCTCTTTAATAGTTTTACCACTATATTTAGCAATTAATTCTGCATTTTCCTCATTTAATCCATTAAGTTCTTTTAATCTTTCTAATTGCCATTCATTTACATTACCACTACCAACTATTTTTTCTCTTTTTTCAGTATCATACTGATCTATTTCCATTGGTTTACCTCGTGACAATTTATCAGCAATATTTAACAATAATTCATTTTCTATATCGATATAAAGTCTTTCAACCTGTTCTTCTAATTCTTCTAAAGACATTTATATCACCTACTTTTGTTCAGTTGGTTCTTCTTTCTCTTCTTGCTTTTTATCCATCCCAAAGAAGTCCATACCTTCAGGCATAACAATTTTATTTTCATTTTTTATTTTTTCTATTTCTTCTTGGATTTCTGCATCTTCATAATGTAAATATTTCTTCATAAATTTTTCTAAAGAAATTGTTTTATTTTGATATAATTCTAAACCTCTTTTAATTAAAGCGTTTTCATCTTCTATAATTGAATCATCAAATACTATATTAATTGATTTGCAAGGAATTCCTTCAATTTCACATATTGCTTTAACTAAATCATATAAACAATCATTTACCATTGTTTGATGATGTATTTTAGTTCTATATGTATCACTATTTTCACTTACTACTTCTGTGGCTGTTTTCAAACCATTACCATCAAACGAATAATAGTTTTGACCTAATCCTGCTCCTGCACTTAAATAATTAAGTTCTGCATTTATTCCTGATATATGTTCTTGATATCTTAAGTTAAAATCTATTTCTTTTACAGGTTGATTTTCCATACCACTTATAGCAACATAAACTTCATCATTTGTATCAAAATAACTAACATAATTTACCTTACCATCTGCATCAGCTACTGCTTTTTTATTTACTGCAGTTCTATCTACAAGAATTCTCTTTTTTCCTGTTTTATATTCTCTTGTAAAACTATCATATTTTACATCTATTGCTTTAAATTTATCAATATGATTTGCTAATATACTTAATCCCATAGGACTATCTGTATCAAAATTATTAGAAACAACAGGCTTCCACACTTGAAAATGTGGATTATCTGTTTCATATTCTTCAAATTCTTTTACTTTAGGAAACTTTTCAGAAAAACTCATTTCTTTTCCTATAGTATCTTCATTTTTAGAACAATACAATTCATTTAACTTTTTGTATTTGTTTTCTATAAACTCATGATATGTAAGATGTGTATAATATTTTTTCTTACTTCCACTACCTTCAGTAAATCTACTTACTGTTATTAACCCATTAATATATGAATTAGTATATGCGAAAGGTAGAACAACATCTCCATCTATATAATCAATTAATGTTTTATCATCTTTCTTGTATTCTACAGTTACACCTGTTCCTAATGCAAATACCTTTTCCAAAAATACTGGGAAATTTACCATAAACCCATTTTCTTTACTATTTAATACATCCCACAATCTTTTTGTGTTCTTTTTATTGTCAAGTGTTATTTGTACCTTTTCAGACCATTCTAATTTTGTAAAATCTTCACATAATTTTTTTGGCATATTTAAAGTATATCTTTCACATTCGCATATAGAACCATCTGCCATTTTTACATTAAAATAATGGAAGTCGTTTACATTCCCTCTATACCAACTTTTCCATATTGCCATCATATCATAAATACTACCTACAACTACATTTACTCCTTTTTTAGATAATGTACCTTGTATATCGTTATATAGTTTCTTTCATATCACTCCTTAATGTTTAATTTATTTAAGTTATCTTTTATCCAATATTGAAATATATCTTGTGTATGATCTGCATAATAATAAGAGTAATCATTACACCAACTATTAAAATATGGTTCTTGTCCAACAAATTCTTTTTCTTCTTTATTTGGCTCTGGCTTACCTTTTTCAATAGTTCCTTCTTTCCACATATAATTTTC